TCCCTACTGACGTGGGTGAATGGAGCATCTTTATACAGGAAACCATAAACCTGTTACTTGTCGCGGGGTCGCACTGGCGTTCCTCCCACACGGTGGTGAAAGTTAGTAATCAACCAGATGTTTCCCGGACTCGTCGGTTAGGACTGTGTACTCGCTCTTTAAGACCACAGTGTCTATCAAGGGTTCCAAGTCTGTGTACGTGAGGTCACAATGACCTAAGAAGAACATGGTCAGATCATCCTTGGTGACGGTGTCAGGCCAGTTCAGAGAACCGGAAAGCATGTCCTCCAACTCGCGGCCGTAGCCTGAGTGGACGCGGACATGCCAAGTGACACCCTCAACAGAATACTTGCCACCGGAACGGTGGACATGGTATTGATATCTGGCCAGGAACTTGTCACGTAAGACGTGGCAAAATCTGAACTCATAGGTATGGGACAAAGCCTTGCCAGCCATGTACTCGTCGTCTGACACTGACTGGTTGGCGTTGGGGCGTGTGTTGAACTTCGCTAAAACTTTACCAAGGTAAGGTAACATAACATGCGCTCTTTCACCCCGGCAAACCGGGATGAAGTGTTTTGACAAGAAGTGCATGTTGTGTAGGCAGGGATGAGTGGTGACCTTAGCCACCATCCTGCACGCTACTGCTACCTGTTGGTAATGTCTAGCGGCTCTTCGCACACGTTTGCCCAAGCCAGCCAGCATGTCATCGCCCAAGAACACGGCAGTTGCATCGGAGACTTTGTAAGTGCGCATCCAGCAATTAAATATGCATAGATTCCAAAAAGTATTGCGGAAAGTACCATCCGTGGCTCCACTTGGAAGTTGATTTTCAACTGTGGCAGATATGCCATACTTCGTATTGTAAGCTGAAAACTTGTTCGAACTCTTGTGGAGTTGGATGAACCACCTAGGGGCGCCCAGCCTTCTCATGAATATTGCCTCAAGCTCAATCACATCTTTGACTTGACTTTTATCATTAGCGGAAAAGTCAGCCTCAATGTAAGAGCGATGGCTTCTTTGCTCTAGGAAATCAACAATCTCCTCTGTGTGCTGCCGATAAGAAATCTTATATTTCAAATCGGGCAGCACTGAACCCAGAGAAGCAAACCTGTCTATCAGCACCTTGAACACTGGTCCTGATATCATATTGTAAAGATCGGTGCCTTTGAAAATGATTCGAGGGGCTACCTCGTCGAAATCCTTAACTAAAGACTCGATCTTCGTGAAGATTTGTTTGTTAGAATATCCTGCAAGAGTATCCAAACCAGCGGCCTGGTACGCCCGTTCCATACGATTCCGCTTCTCAGTGTCGAACTGAGACAACCAATCCCTGTAAAGTTCTGGATCCCAGATAACTGGCTCCATGACTTTGGGAACAAGTTTCCTTATCATGCCAACGC